TTGTAATCACCTTCTCTATCAAGTGTGTTTTTACCAGAAATATAATCCATCCATCCTTCAAAGAAATGAAGGGTTTTATATTCAGAATCAACTAACATTTCAACTGCCATTTGATCATCATACATTCTCCTATATGCCATCTTTTCAGTGACACCCATGTAATCAGATGTTACATCATGGGTTGCAAATGATGAACCAGGAAGAGTAGCACTAGTGCAAGCAATATTAATTCTTTCTCTAAGATTAGAGGTGATGGCTATACCTTTTGTCTTTGTAATGTGTGATAATACAACACGAGGAACATTGATAGACAGAAAGTAGTTTGATGTAGTAGCTGAATGCATCAGCTTTGTCATCAAATCTCTTGTGGTATATTTTTTAATACCTGAGCCAGGTCCAGTAGGCATCTATAAATAAATTTGATTACCATACTATGTAGGAGAAAAGTGGGACAATCTTTGAAAACAAAATATAAACCCACCAACCCTGACAAATATATGGGCAATCCCAACAATATTATTTGTAGAAGTTCATGGGAAAGAAGGTTTTGTAAAGAGTGTGATACTAATCCAGGTGTTGTGAAGTGGGCAAGTGAAGAGTTCTCAATCCCATATGTATCACCTGCAGATGGTAAGGTTCATAGATACTATCCTGACTTCCTAATTGAGAAAAGTGATGGTAAAAGATATATTATAGAGATTAAACCTGACCACCAAACTAAACCTCCTGTAAAAAAGAGCAGGGTAACAAAGTCATATTTGTATGAATGTGCAACTTTTGAGATAAATAAAGCCAAGTGGAAGGCAGCATCTGAGTTTGCCAAAGATAATGGAATTGAGTTTCAGATAATGACGGAGAATCAAATCTTCCCAGAAAAACATTACACTAGGAAGAACTATGGAACAAGAGGAGTATCTAGAAAGCGCAGAAAATAGATTAGAGTATATTGTAGATGATATCATCAACAAAACAACTGCTGATGATAGAATGATTTCTCTTCTTGAAGTCCTCACTGAAGTTGAAGTTGTTCCTGATGTTGGAAGATACTACACTTTTGTATATAAACCAAAGACACCTAGAATTAGATATGATCAAAATCCTTTAATTGCTTGTGTATCTGTAGATAGATGGGGATTTAGAGGTATTAATTATCATTGGGGTAAGTTTAGAAACTACACATGGGATGAAGTGATTGGTAATCTTCATGTTATCTACCCACTTGAATTAAGGGATGCAAGGTCTATTCCTTTTCAACATTTCCTAATAAATAATTAAATGCAAGGATGATCGATGGCAGCAACCAGTAACAACTCAGGATTTCAATTATATACAGATGCTCCTTTTGGTGAAACAGCTTATCGATCTACATCATTAGTTGATACCTATATTGACCCAGCAAATAAATCAACTAAATCTAAAACTAGTGTAGAAACAGAAGTCAATATCACTACTGGCGACATAGAATTGTATCATAAACTTCCTGCTAATGCAGAAAATATATCATTAGCTATATTTAAAGCAGATGGTTCAAAAGTAATTCCTGATTCATCTAAATTTAATCAATTTTTTGATCCTTCACAACCACACACCTCTCTGCAACTTGATAAGCTATTAGATCTAGCAACAACAGAAGGATTAGTTAATGCAAAAATTAAATTAGATAATGTAGATTACGAAGCTTTAGCAAGTAGTGAATTATATAAATCTAAAGCAAATTCATCATCCACTAATGTTGAACTTGGCAATGCTTCTGTGGGACAAGGCAATGAAGCATATGTACCAAAAACAGTTCCTACTGGAAAAAAATTATTAAGGTATCCACTGTCAATTCCTGACTTGGGTTATGATTTCATAAAAATTACAGCATACAAGTATGTCACTGGTGGAAGAGAAGCACTAAAATTAAAAAATAAAAAAAGTGCAAAGGAAAGACTATTACAAAATAACACACCATTGGAAACAATCATACTTCCAATGCAACCCAACTTCTCTGAATCAAATGCTGTAAATTGGGGTGGTGATAATATAGATCCACTTAAATTGATCGCAGCACAAGGTGCAACAGGTTTAATTCAAGCCATTGGTAATCTTGCAGATACATCTGGGGGTTTTGCAAGATCTAGAGAAATAGTTGGTGATACATTTGCTACTTTAGGTGATGAGATAAAAGCTCTACTTGCAGATACCACCACTGGACCAGCATTAACAGCATACTTTGCAGGTCAAGCAGTTGGTGCAAACATTCTTGGCAGAACTGCTGGTGTTACTTTAAACCCTAACCTAGAACTCTTGTTTAAAGGACCAAATCTTCGTACATTTGCTTTTAACTTTAGATTTACACCAAGAAGTAAGGAAGAGTCAGAAGAAGTAAGACAAATAATAAGAGTGTTTAAAAAGAACATGGCAGTTCAAAGATCATATTCTAATCTGTTTCTTCTCACACCAAACATTTTTACTGTGGAGTACATATATAATGCAAAAGGTGAAAATGCAGGTCAGCAACATCCATATTTGAATATTTTCAAACCAATGGCAATGACTAATTTAAATGTTAACTA